AATGCTTTATCCTTGCATCAAAAGAATTGTCAATATTAGCGTTGTAATAATGCTTGAAAATTATGTTGTTGTTATGTGTTGCCGGAACCGTGAAAGACTTTGAGTAGTCTGTCATATTCTTGGTTATATCGTTTATGTTGGCAACACTCGAGGATAGCTCAACGGATTCATCTTTGAACAAATCCAATTTATCAGTACCGATATATAAGCTTGCAAACATTATTGATTGTTTATTTCATTAAAAGCATATTCAAACTCCACTTCATAATTAATTAGTCGGTCTTTCATTCGTGTTTTATACTCCAAAGTTTTACCGCCAATTTTTAAAGGGATGTAATTTGTACCGTCAAACTGCCAAACTCTTTCACTTAAAAACAACTGCTTTAAAGTTTCATTCATTGACTCGTCAATAAATCCGCTATTCATTTTAAACTTTGAATTCCCTTGTACATTGTAAGTTACCATTTGATGAAATCCATCAATCGCTTGACCTCTGTCTGTTTGAAACTCTTCGCTCGTTACGTTTAACGATTCTGTTTTTGCCTTGAAAAAAGTAATGAATTGTAACGCACCCTCTTTGTTTTGGAATGCAATATCAATTGGAGCGTACCGGCATTCATCCGTAACTAACAAAGTTGTAACAACATCGTTATAAATTACCTCTACAACTTCATCACCTAATGCTAAAGACAAATCAACTAATACATTTTTAACTAAATTAGCGTTGTTTGTTGTTGGCAAATAAGTATGTGTGTCATTTATATTTAAATCAGGATACGATTTAACTGTAACGCTAACCGTGTCAGATTCGCTAATCATAAAAGGAAAATTAAAATATCCATTTCTAAATACTTTAAAATCAGTGCCTGATATTAATATTTTATTGGTTGGTGGTTGTGCGTTTTCTCCGTCCAATCCACCACCATAACCTTGCAACATTAATTTAGTTGAAGGTAATTGAACCACGTCCAAATCGTCTTCATCAATTGTCGTGTAAACAACTGTTGTTTTTACCCATCTTTGATTATTTCCGTTTGGTTCAAAGTCGATGTAGTCATTTATCAATTGTGAAATATCCAGTTTATCCGTTCCTGACGATGTAGCCAAGTTTGGCTTAGTCATTGTATAACTTGCCGTTGCAGGTGGAGATAATTTTAACCCATCCCAAACATAAACACGTAAAGTGTAAGCGGTTGATACAGCCGATGTTAACGGACTAATCCATGGAATGTATAGGTAATATGGCGATAATGATTTAATCATAATTTCAATGCTATTTTAATTTGTTTCTCAACTTCTAACCCATACGCCGCATAAACATCATCGGGCAACCTTTTAAATGCAGCTTCGAATGGCTTGGTAAAAAAGTTAGTCGTCTCAATTCCTTTATGCCAAATGCTTCTTATTATTAAAAAGGCGGTTGACTTATACGAAAGAAATTGTCCTGTCCTCCTGTCTTTAAATTGAATTCGTTTACGTGAAACCCAACCATTGATTCCACTTGTCAAACCGCCTGATTTTCCTGTTCCTGTTCCGAACTTAAACGGGCTATTCGGAGCTTTTACCGAACTCGAAACTCCTTTTACTCCTTTATCCACAAACTCCCAATAATCGTTTGCATCTTTGAAATCGAAATTTAATACTGCGCCGTCTTTTGTCTCGACTGCTTTATAGTTAATCCCGTTGTAAAGTTTAGACGTGTCCTTCTTTTTCTTTTTTGAAAGATTGCTTTTGGCTTGTTGTTGTACATAAGCGCCAAATTTATTTAATTCATCGACTACTGACATAATGACAACTCTGTGTTAGGCACTTCGACAACAAATGTTAATCGAGCACCATCAACTAATTTAGCCCCTTCAAACGATCCTAATTCAAACGTTGGGTTTTCACTTGATGTTATATTATTTTCCTCAAAATCTGTGTGCATTTTTAGCCACATTCGATTAAGAACACCCACGCAAAGATTATGATTGTCCACTTCATTATCTTGCCCCCAAAAATCATCTACATTGATTTCTTTATTAATATCACGTTGATTAAAACAAGCCAACTCAATATTAAATTGAACCGTTTGACCGTTAGTAAATGCACCAGAAAGAATATTGATATTAACCAAAGGAAATATTACTTCTTTCTTCAAATCAATATTATCTGTTTTCATAACGGAATTAACTAAGGTGTCATCTTCGGCCAATCCTTTAAGATAGTAATAAAGTGTTGTTAGTTGGTTCATAATTCGATACTGTTATTAGTTTGCATCATTATTTTGTGCTTCAACTTCTGTTTGTCGATCTTGTGGCAAAGGAATAAATGCACCTCGTGAACATTCATATTTAATATGGAATCAATTTTCCAAATCTTACCTTTAGCCAACTCTTCAATCGTAGCATACCACCCCCATTTCTCGAAGTAGTCTGCTGCGCTTTTTCCTTCGCCTGTTCCACCTGCATATATTTCTGAGTATAACTCACTAATTCGTTGGCTAAACTCGAAAAAAAAACCAGCGCACCATTCACAATTGACAAAGGCATATGTTTCATAATATCGCTATACTGTTTCGTGCCCTGATAATTTATGATTTCATAATTACCTAACGAATCCTTATTTTTAATTGGTCTAAATAAAACCGCCATAAGTTTGTGCATTTCTTTTATGTCTGTTCCGTAATTTGAAACATCTACAAACTCTCCTTGTGTCATTTTATCCAAGTTAGGAATAAAACCAAACTCAACATCTTTGATAAAGAAAGTGGGTTTAAATTCAACTGTTTGGCTTAAGGCCGTGTCAATTTGTTCAGCTATTTCTTTATAGTCAATTGCGCTAATTAATTCAATTCTATTTCGCTCTAACCCCGTGAATATTTGAATCTTTCTTTTGTTGAAATTATATTCGTCCAAATCAGTTCTTTCCAATAATTCGTTGTACAATTGGAATTGATGTAATGTTATATCTTGTATTGATTCTGGTAAAATAATTTTCATACTATTAAACTATTAATTTTGATTATTGTTATTATCGAATGTCGTGACTTACATTGTTCATTAGATTTCTTTCGATGCCATAGCAAGTTAAATCTATATGCTCGTCGTGTTTGGCGTTTGGAAACGTTCCGACCTGATTTAAAAACGATTCATTCCAATTTCCTTTTATTAATTTCACACGTCCACCCTCGATAAATGGAGAGCAAGCGCGGGCATTTTCAATCTTTGAATTATTCACAAAATCTGTTTTTATCTCAGCAACATTCAATTTACTTTGTTCGTGTATCATTTGCTTAATTGATTTTCCTGATGCTTTTGGCTCAACTAAAGTTAAACTAACTTTTACACCTGATGCAATTATATGATTTGGAATGAATTTAAGTAACTCTGGAAGCTCCATGTATTTATCAATTGATGAATGTATAACGTAATTGTTTCCCCATCTTGCACCTATCTGAAATCCTGTAGGGTCGTTAGACGTATTTTTTGTGTACGCTCCATCAATAATCAATTCCCATTTTAAATTGGGCGGTAATACTGATTTGTCAATTATTTCAAACCAATCTTTACGCCATTCCCCCCCTTCTTCTGGAGCAGGTGTTTGCATATACTGACCAGAAAAGTTATATCGGTTTGCTTGTCGTATTTGTTCCAATTCATCAAATGAATGTTTGTCTTCCCAAAGTGGTTTATTGTTTGAATCTAAGGCAGGCAAACACAAATGATCCCAAACCTCACCGCTTCCACCGTCCAAAAGGAAACCGCTTAAGTCTTCTTCGTGTAATCTTTGCATAATTATTATGATAGGCGTTTCCCTGTCGTTTACACGTGATCTAATTGTGTTATTATATCTTTCGTTTACCGAGTTTCTGCGTGCCTCGCTCGATGCATCATCTGGCTTCAATGGATCATCAATTAATATTGCCCCAGCAAACACTTTACTTTCAGCCACTCCTGCACCAAACCCAGTAATTGCGCCACCCGATGCGGTCGCATAAACACCGCCGCCATCTTTATTGAACCATTTCTTTTTCCCTTGTGCGTCTTTCTTTAACTCCATGCCCCAAAGTGTTTGAAAAGCTTCGCTTTCAATATATTCTTTTGTTTGGCTGGAATTGTCAAGTGCTAAATCATCCGAATAACTAAGATGAATAAACTTTGAAGATGAATTTTTAATTAAAGACCACGCAATAAAAAGTTTAATTGCAAGTTCTGTTTTTCCGTAACGTGGTGGCATATTGATTATCCCTCGTTTTATTTCACCGTTAAAAACTTTCATTAAAAATTCAGCTATTAAAACGAAATGAGGCGCAATTATAAAGTTGCGCCTGTGATTCTCTTTGTAAATATATCGTGCAAAAAATAAAAAATCGTTCTCACATTTTACTTTTATAACTTTTTGTTCATTAGTAAGTAGTTTCGAGGCTATCATTTATTTTCTTTATTTCTTCTGGAAGTAATGTGCTTACGATTACGTTTGATTGTTGTTGCTTGTTGTCCTTTTCGTAACCTCCTAAGTGTTTCATAAATTTTTCAATAACATCAAGCTTATTTAATGTTCTAACCTCTTTAGTTTCTCCAATTATTTCTTTACCGCCATATAAATGATCTGATTTAACAGAAGTAATCATTTGACGATGTTGCTTCGGTATGTCGTGAATAGATTTAAGATTGTCATTTTCATCGTAAAGCTCTGATATATCGAACTTTATCATATCAGTTAAAATAGAAATAACGTCATCAATTTTAATTTTGTTACGCTCTCTAATTTCTTTTTGAAGTTGTTCTATTCTTAGGGATACATTAGGGTTTTTAAAAGCTTCCTGAGCAGCTACCGCAACCGAGTTTTCATTCATTGCATCAGCATCATAAGCAACTCTATACGCTCTGCTTTTGTTATCTAATTCGATGTATGCTTGACAAAATCGTTCTTGTTTTTCAGTTAGTTTCGTAGCTTTCATAAACTTTATCTAATTTATCAATCATACTTATTAAAGGTTTAGCTGAACAGCTTGCGCAATCAGGATACCACAACAACCTATTAAATACACTTGCATACAATTCACAAACATAATTAACTTGTTCTCGACTTATTGTAAGTGTTCGTATTTCCTTAAATTCCTTCCAGCTATTATATTCATCTTCTGTTAAACATCGTGCTTTAAATCGATACGGGAGCTCTTTGTTTAAAAACTTTTCTCTTTCGTCACATCCACAATCTTTTCCATCTACAAAAATTTGAACAAGTTTTTTAACACCTGTTGCCTCTAAAACATTTGCAATAGTTGTGCCAACTCCTCCGTGCTCAATTATTATTGTATCACCTAAACCCCTACTTTTTTTTCTTGCCATTTTTCAAACGTTTGTTTTTGTATAAATCAATATCGTTTCCTAAAATTGTTTTTCGTGCTTTATCGAGTTCCCTATGAATCAAACCGTAATTGATGTACTGGTACTTCTCAGAAATCTGCCTAACACTAAGATCATAACTTTCCTTTAACAACCCATTTTGTAAATAAGATAGTTTTTCGCAATCTTCAATAATTGATAATTCGTAATCGTTTGGCTCAAAGGTGTTATTATTTTCCGCTAAGTTATAAAAATTATCAATTGAAATATTATTATTTGCTTTAATGTGATCTAAGAAAAGATTTCTAATTGTTCTAATAACATAAAAATCATTAATTTCTTTTTGACAATCGTGTAGTTTTAGATACATATCATTAACCAAGTCATCCGATAACATTTTATCCTTGCATATGATCAAAGCTGTTTTTCTCCAAAAAGTATCTTTTAATGCAAGTTGATGAATCATAAACTTATTTAGTATAAACAAATTTACATATTTATTTTTAATCTTCGACAATCTCGATATTAAATTTATCCTCGGCTTCTTGTTTTGTCATTTTATTGTGTTTTTATCGATTGCTAAATTGTTTGGTATTAGGTTGTGAATGTCGAAGTGCTTACTAAACAAGTATTCGAATTGACTTAATTTGAATTTCTGACCTATTTTTATTTCGTGAATTAATTCCTCAGTCCATTCTTCAATGTCGATTAATTCTAATTCAATACTGCCTAATCCGTGAATTACAATTGTATCTTCATTTGTAAGGTCTGAAAGTGGGCGTAGGATTGGTTTAAAATACTCTGAATTATCACTTATATTATTCCAATCTCCATCAAAAAAGCCTGATTTGATGTGTCTAGCCATTTTAGTTTACAAACACTATCCTCAAATCTTGTCTGTCCGTAAACATACATTTCTAACCCATAAGGCAAATACCCTGATAAATGTTTTAATTCTAATTTCATTTCTCTTTAATTTTATACGTTAATTCAATTTCTAAGCCATCATTTTGTGCAAACTGTTGCAAAGTACCAAACTTTATATTTCGATTGCCAGAAAGCCACTGTGAAAGCCTGTGAGGTTGTATTGAATGTTTCTTGCAATAGTTTGTCTTTGACAATCCAGAACGTTGCAAAAGTTCGTGAAGTATTTTTTGGTGGTTGGTCATTTATTTGTTTTTATGATTTCTTTTAATTTATTATTTTCCTCAATAACTTCATTAAGTTTTTCAACAATCAAATTAATTGATTGCATTAGTAATCTTGAATCTTTACGGCTATCGTGAAATAATCCGCTATCACTTGTTTTTCTTAATTTTAAATATAATTTTTTCATAAGTCGTTTTTTTTAAATTATCCGATACAATATTTTTAGTTATGCTTAATGCTATTATTTAAAATCGTGATGGCATAAATCAATAACGCACTCATCAGATATTCTTATTATGTGGTAATTATCTTTTCCTTTCTTTTTTATATATAAATGTGGCTTTGTTAATTCTCCTGAACTTACTTCAATAGATTGATTATTTTTTAACTCTTTTACAAGTGTAAAGCCTCCGAATCCTGTTTCATTAAATTCAACAACATCGTTCATATCTGTTCTTGTAAAACCTAATTCAATATATTTTTTATAATCCATATTATTTGCTTTTAATTATTCGCTCTCTTTGCTGATTTACTTTTTCAATAAATTCATCGCTGAAATCAATTTCTTCATCTATTTCAGGATATTGATAATCATAGATGTATAGTTCTTCATTGCAATTTGTACAAATTCCGTTTGTTTTTCCTGTTCCGCAATCTTCGCAATATCTTTTACACATAACTTTTAGTTTTCTATTTTTATATTTCCTATTTTTTATTAATTTCAATATTCAAAGATAAACAAAAAAAGCTTTGGTTTAACAAAATGTGAAAGTATTTTCAAAATCTTTTTGCGACCGCACCAAATGATATTCAAATCCAAGTGATTCCACACGTTGTTGGAATAATTTTTGTACATCTGATTGAATTCCTTTGTCTATTTTTACTTCAATAAATAAACATTTATTTGGAAACAAAACAATTAAATCTGAAACGCCAGCCATTTGTCCAGTAAGTTTTAAGTTCTTTGCTTCAAGGATATTTCTCGACCCACCATTTGGAACCGCGAATATTAATCCTTTTCCGTGTATTTGATATTCGTTTTTAAACCAAATTACTAGTTTCTGTTGTAGTTGTGCTTCTGTCATAATTTTAAAAAAGGTTACAAAGTTACGTTTATTTTTAGTTAATTAGGTGATTATTAGCATTGTAACCTTTTTGGCTATTTTTTTGTTTTGAGAGTATAAATAAAATAATATAATTCATTATATGCGTAATATATGTAAAATGAAATATTACATATAGTTTATTTAATTATTTTAGGTTACAAAGGTTACAATGTTTATTATCAATGCTTTATATGGTTACATTTTGGTTACAAAATGGTTACATTATGGGTTAAAAAAGTTACTATTTTCATTATTTGGTGTACTTTCGTACTTTTCGTATAGCTCGAATCCTTTTTTAAGTTCCCCATTTACTCGGTGTAATTTATATTCAACCTTGTTTTTTACAAAAATATCTTTAATATCATACTTAGACGGCTTTACCAAAAGTTTTCCTGTCATTATGTTTAAAATCTCTCCCTTATTTAGAATTATTCTTTCTGTAAATTTAGAGTTATACTCGAATGAATAATAATTAAAAAACAACTCTTCAAACGGCATTATTTCCAAATTGTAAGAGGTGTTTTTGTTTAGATAATCCACGTCCTCGCTGCTATAAATTTTCCAATCAAAATCTTTTCGCCATAAATCAAAAACCTCCCGCCATAAATCATCTGTGTTTATTTTTATCATTGCATCATAATCGATGCTTTGTACGTTTATTGGCAAAATACGCCTATTTCCGGTAACATCTTTTAATATGTCGCTCTCATTACTTGTACCGCATAAAGACGCTTTACGTTTCATTTTTGAGTAAAAAGCGGAATAAGGCAATCGAATGTCAATTTGGTTTGCATCGGCTATTTTCTTAAAGTCTTTCACGTCTTTTGTGGCTAAACCTCCAAATTCATCATCAAGTACCAGTAATCCTTTTACAAGATTGTAGATTGAATCCTTGTCCTTTGCATCGATTCTGTGCTCAATTAAATATTTTCGTAGTTCTTTTGGTAATAAGTTTCGAAAGAAAGAAGTTTTTCCTGTCCCTTGTTTTTGTCCACATAAAACTAATGTAAGAGGGGAAACCTTTGTTTCGTGGTGTGGACTAATCCAATTATGAACCGACCCAACCAACCATTTTTTAAATGCCCAACGATTATAATCTGATTGCGGAAAAATACAGTCGGCATACTTTTCAATGTTTCCGGTTTCAAATTCTTTATTGCTGAAAAATTCATTTAAAGGATTAACCGTTTGGGTCGCTTCCGAATTAATCATATCCCGAACATCTGATTTATTCACATTAAAATCAAGGCAGTTTTTGGCAGAAAAATAGATTGAATTTAATTTTATGTCGTCTAAAATCTTGTCGTTTATAAAAATCTCGTTTGTGATTGAATCCCGAAAAGGGTTATAATTTTCTTGAATGAAGTTTTTTAATTGGTTGACTTCGGTTTCTTCGCTTTCAATTTGAAAATCTAATTTAGAATTAATCAAATCCAAAATTAATTCATCCGTTGGAGCTTCTAATTTTAAAACCTCTGTAACGTGTTTTTTTACACTTTCAATAGTAGGTGTGCCTTGTGTTTTTTGCATTGCTACGGTAGCAATAGTTTTCTTTGTTAGCTCGGAATAAACTTCAATTCCAGCTTCTTTTACATAATGGTAAAACGTACCAATTGTAATGTTTCCACCTTTACAAAAATTTTTATAATGTTTTTCAATATCTTTTTCGTTGTATTTTGTGCCGTTTTGACAAATTGCTTTAAAATAATTCAATCCAGAATCCCCAAATTTAGAACCAATAGCGAAACCAATATCACAATATCTTTTATAATCATCTTCACATAAATCAATTCCTTTTAATTTATCTATAATCTGGCTAAAATCATCGTGTACAAAAATAAAATCTTTCTTTTCCGTTTTCTTTTCTTTGCTTTTAGCTATAAATTTAACCGCTTTTTCGTTTTGGAAAATGTATGGGTCGTAACTTAAAAATCTCAAACGGTTTTTATTTTTGCAGGATTGGTCAATCATAATATTGAAATTATCCCAATAGTATTGGCCTATTTCATTAAATGATTCCAAAAACTTATTTGGATTGATTTTTATAAAAACACAAAGCCCATCACCTCCAAAAGAACGATGAGAAACAAAAGTGTATTTATCCTGATTAATTTTATTGAGTAATTGCAAATCTACATCGTCGTCAATATCAATGACTATCAATCCATTTAGTTCTAAAATATTTGAAACATTTTTACTGCCTTGGTTCATTATGGCAGAACCAGTGATGACAGGCATTTGATTTTTCAATTCCTTGTATCGTAATGGTTCTTTTTTCAACGCTCGAGCCGTCAAAACTAAATCCTGATACTTTCCATTTTTTATAATATCAATATAGTTTTCTAAATCAATATCAGTTTTATTAAAATCCTTGATATTCTGGTAAAAGCTAAATTTCATATTTTTTAATTTTAGTATCGGTTAATATTTTTTGACAATAATTGTCAAATTTAATGTGTTTCCCGTCTTTCAACATCGAACGTAAAACTTTGAAATAAAGAGGCCTAAGGTATTTTATAAATCTTTCGTTAAAACTACCTTTGATTTCGTGCCAAAGAAAATCTTTTTTTGGAATATCAAATTTACACAAAAAAGTAATCCATTTTTGTCTAAGTATCTTTAACGTTTCGTATTTAGAATGACCCTTAATAATATGAAACTCTAAATCTAAAGTAGGTGGCAAAAGTTTATTTTTTTGTCCTTTAATCACAAACTCCTTTTGTTCTTTTTCTATTTCTTCTTCACTTACTGGAATTTCACACCCGCAATTTGGACAAACTTTTTCTTTTTTCTCAAAATTATAACCACACTCTTCACATTCGTAAATATCCTTTAAATATGATTTACGCTGTTTGTCTAAAAATATCTTTTTCCAGTCTCGATCAAAACTAAAAATTCCGTGTTCTTCATTATTATTTCCTCCATCAATTAAAAGGAAATAAGGCTTTTCTATTTTTGATGTTTTACGAGCTCCACGCCCAGCAATCTGAATCCATAAAGAAAGGCTTTTTGTGGCTCTGGCCATTAAAATAACCTCAACGTCGCAAACGTCAAACCCTTTTGTAAAACAACCTGTATTGATCAATAGCGCGTTTGGTGTAGTTCTAAACCATTCTACAATTTCGTCTCTTTCGTTTGGATTATTATTTACAGAATCATATGTTTTTACATTTTTATCTTTAAAAAGTTCCGCGTAAATTGCGTTGGTTTCAGTTGATGAGGTGAAAAGTAAAGTCTTTTTTCCATCACATAATTTATCGAATGTTTTGCGAAGTGCGTTTTTATAAGTTTCGCTTTGAAACACTTCTTTTAATGAAGTTGCTGTAAATTCGCCACTTGCATCCGTTTTTAATCCTGACGAATCAAAATCAATATACTCGTTTTTTTCCGGTATTAAATAACCGTTTTCCATTAACCAACTTATTGGCTTTCCGCATACAATATCATCATACCATTGCGACATCGTTTCAAGTTCTGAAAATTCATCATCTACTTTATTTCGTTTCAATCGTACTGGTGTGGCTGTGAAACCTATTCGTTTGCAATTTGGTAAAAATTCGAATAACTTGTTGAATTCCCAAATATGCGCTTCATCGATTACGCAGTATTCAAACAAAGGCATTTTTTTACGCCTATTCCAAAGGCTTTTAACCATTGCGACAATAATTTTATTTTCTGGTATTTTTTTGTTTCCGGCTAAAATACATCCAACATCTAAACCTTGCTTTTTGAAAGTGTTTACGGTCTGTTCTACAAGTTCTGAGCTATCAACTAAAATAAGTGTCTTTGAATCTAAAATTTTAACCAGCTCAGTAAATACCACTGTTTTTCCTCCGCCTGTGGAAAGTTGGCAGCAAACAGAATCTACTTCTTTTATCTTTAAAAGTATTTCATCGAGAAACTCTTTTTGATGTGGGTAAAGTGTTTTTTTCATTATATAAAAATGCAAAAGTCCCACAAATCCACTGCTTCTCACGTCAGCTTCATTGTAGGACAATGTGTAATATTAGCGTTGGGTAATTGTGAGAAGCCAACTATAAAGCAAATATACAATTTTATTTAATACCGTAGTAAAAATAATCGAGTTTTTTCTTTATTTCTTGTGCTTTTACTTTGTCTGTTTGCATCAGGTTTCTGTACTCTTTTTCCAAATCGTCTGCGCTGGTCTTTTTATAATCATCACAATCAATTCTTCCAAACTTTTTACAAAGATTTTCGCAATGTTTGCATAAGACTTTCATTCTTTGAATAGGTCTAATTGATTCACTGTAAGTTTTTCTAGTTCCTCCAAGACTTCTTTTTTCTTGGTTATTTCGTTTTGGATTGCGTTTTTTCCACGGGTTAAATCTGAAATTTCTTCACGTAATTTCATGATTCTTTCTATTAAATCTTTCATAATATCTGTAATAAATACGGGTTTTCAAATTGTTTGATATCACAAATAGATTCTGCTACCAATTTCATTTCATTAACCAAAAAACTATAATACCCTACAGGTCTTGTTTTAAAGCCTAACTTATCCTGAGCTTTTGTAACTGCCATAAACTCCAATTCATTCACTTCTACAACTATGTATTTATCTTTCATAATTGCTTGAATAATTTAATAGACGTTTTCTTGATTCCAATAGGTGTTTCTGTTCCGTTGTGTGATAACGACGTGAGCAACATAAACGAGTGCTTGTCTTGTAGTGCGTCATAAATTGCTTGAACTGATTCTTTTACTTGTAGGTTTTCGAATCCTTTAATCGTTGTTTTTACTGATGTCTTCATAATTTCTTTTTTAATATTTGTAATTTTTTATAGTCCAATCCATTTTTAATTATACACAAATCCCTAGCTTTAACCGCTTCGATTTGATCTAAATAATACCCACAATCGAATATTCCTATTTTAGATACCCATCGTTGTTTTTGTTTATTCCAAGACACTCCGGTGTAGTTTTTCATTCTATAAAAGTATAAAAATAAACATCCTTGTTTTTTCCGATAAACTCAAATACACATCCATAACTTGGAAGATGCACGATTATTTCAATTTTATTGTTTAAAATATCCGTTGTTATTTTGTTGAACAAAACTTGGTGTATCTGTTTTGAGTTCTCGAAATGTTGGTCGAACTTGTCTTTGTTGGTGATGAAGATTTTCATAAGCCTTTTTCTTTTTTGTATATTTGCAATAATCTAATAAATGCGCTTTCTGGATTAGTTTCGTCATAATCAAACTCAACATCCATATTTTTAGCTATCCACTCCGCAAAATCAACGGCAAAATCATCGGCTATTTCTTCGCATTTATCGGTATCAATTCCATATTCAGAATATTCTATCGTGTTAAATTTTTCTCTTAATTTCATAATTCTAAGTTTTAGGAATCCAAATTTCTTTTCCGCATATCACGAAAATTGTATAGTGTTTTTTCATATCGCTTTTGTTAACGTTAGATTGTATTTTACGAGGTCTTCGATTGTGCCATTTTTTTCTGCTCCAATAAGGGTTAATTCATCAATTCCAAAATACCAGAAATTTTCGGCTTCTCCTTCAAAAGAATATATTTCAAATAAGCAATTATTTTTTGCTTGTAGGTATTCTAGTACTTCTTCAGGATAAGAATCGTCCACTTTTTCTCCATTATGTAGTTTAAAAGGCTCTTCCAAAACCACCCAAACACCATCAACAAATTTGCAAGGAACAAACATTTCTATTGATAATGGTTGTTTTCCGAATTCTAATCTTTCTCTGTGTAGATTCCATTTTGTAATTGAAGAATTGTATTGTTCTTCCAGCCAATCCGAATGTTCTGTTATAGACATTAATCTACTTTCTTTCATAACTCCTCAATTTTAATAGTTAATTTTTTGCCATCCTCGAAGGCTAAAAGCTCCAATGTACAGAATTGTATGCCTCTATAACCGGTTACCCAGTGATTTAGTTTCGTGTACTCGATTTCGTGTTTTTCTGCATACTTTTTTTGAGAAAGACCCGACTGTTTAATCAGGTCTT